AGCATTTGATCCCGCGGAGAGTAAAAACGGGGTTCATGGAATTTCGCTCGAGGACTATAAGCTCGCTCTCGATGCCGCCCGCGCTTCAGCCGCTTACGGTCAGCAGATCGGTAACAAGACATATCCGACTATTAAAAAGGCCAAGGGTCACGAAGTCCCTCAGCCCCGTGAGCAAGCCATGTATTTCCAGACCGAGGAGAACACCTCTCTCGCTCAGCTCGCGCTATTTCGCCTACGAATGGAGGATGGCAACAGCGACCGCCCGCTGACCACCGGAAGCATAGACCGACTACGCCTGTCCGAGATTGCCGTTTATCAAAATGCATTGGGTCGGGATTTCGAGATCCTGGACAGCCGAGAATTCAACGGTGTCAATCTCCAGCGCATAATGAATTTGATCGAGCGCCGGGCCGTAATTCTCGAGCAGGATATTGCGAGGCTAAAGAAGATGGACGAAGCGGAGGTCAAAGCCGCTTTAGATGCTGGGCAGTTCGGACCGTTCAAAGGATCGCGACAGGACAACATCGACCGGATGAAGCGCGCCCTCCTAAACCTTATTTTCGACCCGTACGCTTTTGGTGACTTGCAAGAAGAGTCCGGTGGATTGTTCCCCAAGGTAACCTCGGGCAAACCGTGGGACGAGGCTCTCTCCGAGTATTTGTTTTTCACCGAGCGCCAGGAAGTGATGGACAAGATCCTGGACCACTGGAAAGCCCAGATTGAACATGAGAGGCAAGGTCCCGGCGGGAAGGGGACCCCCGGAAGAAAGGGCATTTTCAACGTTATCGAAGCTGCGGATATGGAGCAGCACTTTCAGAGTATGCCCGGTCATTTGGTCAGGGAATATGCAACGACTGGGAACGTTAACGATGACATAACCGCCCATTTGGAAGCCCGTGTAGAAGAACTTGACACTCTGCGCGAAGAAGCCATGGCCCAATTCGAGGAGGCGCTCTCCACCGAGCAGAGAAAGGAAGGCGCCAAGAATGTTGTAGACCTCAATCTCAAGAACAAGAACAACGGTGTTTTCAACCCGAACGACAAAGACTACAAACAACTCAAGCCCGGGGTCGATGGGGAACAGGAAGTAAAAACGGCTGGAAGAGAGAAAAAACCGTTTCAACGCAAGAAAGTCGATGAGGGAATTCCCGTATATGAAATGTTTGCGGAGGGCAGACGGAGAGAGGGTCAGGAAGGCGCAGAACCCGCCCCGGTAAACTTAGGGACTGAACTTGCCAGCGAAGAAATTGCAGCTGCGTATGAGCGTTTATTGGCACAGGAACTTCCCGTGCCGGTTAAAGAAGATTTCAACGGTAAGGACGGTAAATTTCTCGAGATCCCCCCAGCTAGAGGGAAGGTTCCGATAAAGGTCAAGTGGGAGGACGGAGTTTGGAAGTATGAAAAGGGTAGGAAGCTCCTTAAGGATGCTATCGAGAGAGCCGATAAAGCATTCGAGGAGTATAAAGCCGGTCTCGAGTATGATCATGAGCGGGGATTCGATCGTAAAATGCGTGAGGGTCTCACCTCGGGCCTCCATGTAAGCCCCCAGCAGCTCGCCCAATGGGTCTACGAAAAAATAGCCAGGGAAGGGCGGACCCCGGAAAAAGCGATGGAGGCTCTGGCTTGGGCCCCTTCATCCCAGGTTAATAAAGACCGGATGGTCGCGGGTTCCGACAGGATGGTACCCAAAGTCGAGACTCTTCCCGGTGGCCCGGCCGGTGGTTTGCTCCCCTATGTTTGGGTACGCTTCATCAAGCAAGCGTACGAGCTTCTCAATATCGACCCGAATGAAGTACAAAAGAGCAGCGGAGGAAATTGGACCTGGGAAGCCGATAGCGTAATGATTGACGGCAAGCGGGTTAAGAATCCGATGAATATCGAGGGTCTGCCCGATCCCAAGATCATGTTCGAACAGGCTAAGCCGATCCTTCAACGAGTGCTCGATGCCGGCCGATTGGAGATCGAGAGATCGACCGAGGACAATCTTGCGCAAAGGGATTTTCAGAAGTCCGAAGCCTTCGAAAAAGAAGAAGCTGAGGGAGACGCTCCCGAGGGCTCGATGGACAACCAGGAAACCGAGACCAAGCTCGGATCCGGAAAAGTGGTCCAGGATGCTATGGATTCCGATCCGAGCACACAGGATGAGACCGAAGGTGTTAAGATTAAGGATAAACAACGCCCGAGCTTGGGAGTGGTTGTCGGCGTCAAAGAGGACGCTACGACCATAGAATCCGCAAAAGGTAAAAAGTATCGAGCGGACACGTTCCCTCTCGTAGCCGTCCGTCCGCTCGAGGAAGATAAGATCAAACCCCTAGTTAAAATCGGCGACCGTTTGCTGAGCATAAAAGAAGTCGGCGGAGAGGAGCGCTCGGTAACTCTCGACGGAAAGGACTTCCCCGAAGCGAATGGAAAACTCAAGAACTTCCTGACCAGCATGCAAACCCCGGTTGACTTGGAGGTAATCGTAATACCCAAGGGCGAAAAGGGTAAGGCTAAGCGCAAGATTACGGTTGATCAAACAATTGGGGAGAGTTTTCAACCGAAGAGCCGGGGCTCGAGCCAAAGCACCGTAGAGGAGGATGCAAAGTTTCTCGAGATATTTAAAAAGTTTAAACTCGAAGGCTTGAAGGAGCGCTACCCGGACATTTCACCGAGAAAACTGTCCATGCGCGCTCAGTACCTGCTCGATATCGAAGCGAACAGGGAGAAGCATCCGCATATTTGGCGCAATGATGAGCTCGTTGAAAACACGGATGGGACTCTCCCTGAGATTTTGTACTTCCCAGAGGCACCACTCGGGATGGTTGATAAGGATAAACTCCTCCTCCCCGAATACTTTCCCCGAACATCAGCCCTGCGCTATGGCGGAAGACAAAACCCCCCGGTTATGGACGTTTTGAAGGCTCTTAGAAAAGACCTGATGGATCTGGTGAAGGATGGGAGGAAGCGAGGGTTCAATTACGGACATTTGACGGACGATCCAACTTTCCCGAAATCGGATAAGGACTTGCTAAAGGTGGTTAATGCGATGATTCAAATTGTCGGTCGTTCCAAAGCGCATAAATTTGACGGTTGGCGCTTGTTCGCGGAAGGGGAGTCAGTCAAGGAAGAATACAAGAATAGGCTGAAAGAAGATGAAAAAACGGGAGCCTTCGTAATTAATGACGCAGGTACTGATGCAGTCCCTCTCGGGGGTGTGCATTATCGCAACAATCTGGGCTTTCAAACGATCGGGAGTTGGGGAATTTTTCTACACGAACTCTGGCACACTGTAACAATACCGATGACGTCCGTTTTAAAGGCAAAAGACGCAATACATGACGCGGTCTATCCCGAAGAGGGCACCCCCGAGGACGCGATCAGGCTAAGGCTGGAGGAATTTCGGATAGCTGACGAGGCGGAGGGAAAAAGCCCCGAAGAGATTGAGGAGAACCAGACAGTGGTCCGAAACGCCATAGCTTCCTATAAACAATTCGTACCAAAAGAAAAAGCGGCGCACATAGCACAAGCCGCCTACAATCTGAACGCTCTCCGGGTAGTTGCGCTGGATGAGGCTCTTAGGCGCATTAAAGCGGGCACTATGGAAGATCATGTATTCGACCAGCTCAGGTACGGTCTCATGACAGATCAGGCAGAGTTTTTTATGGAGACGATGACCCGGAAAGAGACACAGGAATTCTTGTCTGAAATCCGGCCTACGGACGAGCAGCTCTACCACCTAGGTTACGACCCCAATGCAGAGCGCCGACCAAGCACTCTATTGGAGGTTTTTTACGACGCCATCCTAGGCTTGTTCGGTATCGATAGAAAAACCCTGGACGGTACGGTTCTTCAAAAAGTCTTGTGGAATGCGGAGCCCCTCATGGACACCAATTTCAAAGAGCCGACGCAAAGCGCAGAGGCTTGGCGTGAATCGGTTAGGGAGTCTAGGAGCCTCGGCTCAAGTTTATCGCCAACAAACAAAAAACATATCTCAGATGTTGTACTTCCGGAGTGGTTCCGCTCCCAGTTAGGGTATCGCGAAGATGAAAAAAGAAAACTCCCCAAAATCATGCAGAGCCCCATCAGACCCGAAGATGGCCGGCCGGTTTCCGTATTTATAGACACCACTCGAAAACATGATAAGAGGTCGCACAACCCCGACTCAATTAAGGGGTATCATACCGGGGTAATCGCTGTTGATAAACAATTCCAAAAATCGTTTGACGCACCCACCTCCCGTGGTGACGCGAGCAGCCAGTTCTCCGAAAAGCGAGGTGAGGTAATCAGGTTACGTACGCAACCATCCCGCGAAATGGCTTTGGCCGTTGGTGCTTTGAACACATTAAACATGTTCCGGGATTACCCAGGAGATGTATCGATAGTGTTGGACTCACGTAGTTTAGTTGAAAAATTAAAAGGTGTAGAGTCCGAAAAATATAGATCTAATGACACTAAAATCCAAGAGATCTATGACTACATATTTAACGAGGCGGAAAGTATAGTATCCGGAATTCAAGCCAGTGGCGGTTCCGTACTCTTTACGCTCGCATATAGAAAGTCTGGTGTAAAAGGGAAGGCGTCGGGAGCGTCTTTCGGAATCGAACTTGCTCACTCCATAGCAAGCATTCACGGGGGTTCTTTCAGGCCCCGCAATCGCAGAAAGACAATTCCATCGGTTGATGAGTGGGCCGACAAAACCTACAGCCTCGGCTCAAGCTACAGCCTCTCGTCCCACGCACCGGAGATCGATCTGAACGAGCATGTATCTTTGATCTCACGCATTGGATCGAGCGATCGGGTGAAGGGTTGGAAGGACCTGTGGGAACGGCTCAAGGACAAGCTCCCCGGAGCGAAAGACGGGCTCATATCATCGCTCGTCAACCAAGCGGATGCCTCTTCCCGAGTCATTGAGAAATTCATGAGGGATGCGGGGGTTAAGGATCAAGCATTACTTGACAGTTTGGACATCCGGGGCCTCTGGCACCAGTACTATGGAAAGACCGACGAATCGGTCAGGCAGGCACAGTTGCAATTTATCGAGCCGATCGAGGATGCGCTTCGTGAGCACGGGATATCCCTGGAGAAATTCGGATCCTATTTGCTCGCACGAGCCGCACCTAGCAGGAACATCCGACTGAAGAAGATGTACCAGGATGAGCTCGCGAAAGCCACGAAGGAGTCCGACAAGAAAATGCTCACCAAGCTCTTGAAGGAGCACGGTGACAACCTGAGCGGAATACATACCGACATGGCTGTTGAACTGGTCAAGGATTTTGAAAAGGAAGCTGAGTTCTCGGCCTTTATAGAGGATTCCAGAAATCCTTTGCAGTTGTTCTACGACATGAACCGCGAGGCTTTAAAGTTCAAGGCGGAGAGCGGCATGATCCGTTCCAAGCAGGATGCCAAAGGAGAGTTTCAACCCGACATCGACGAGTACGAGGCTATGATGCAAGCCGCTTCGCATTTCGACTGGAGCAAGGAAGGTTCGAAATTTACATACATGAATGGCGGCAAGAAGAGCAACTACTCGTACGCTCCCATGCAAGGATTCGAGGGTGAGGCCGAGGGCAAGCTCTGGGATGCGGAAAGTGCGTTCCAAGTAATGGGCAAGTCGCAAACTTCATCCGGCAAGGGGTGGGATCAGCCCAAGCACAAATTCCTTTCGAAAGGGTCTTTCGGCAGGTACCTGAAGAATTCCAAGACATCCATTAGGGATGGGGACGGTAACAAGGAAGTCGTTGGGCCCGACCCCCTAGTCACATTCAAGACTGCACAGGAGCAGTATTTCGACAGCAGCATACGTAGTCACAAGAACGAGGTTTCCACGGCTTACGGAACCGCATTCGAGATCATGCGCGCCGTAGCGTATCCCGACGACGCCCTGTCGGAAACTGCGGACGGTCCCCCGCCGTTCAATCTCGAAAAGGAAGCCCCTGAGATATTCCAGCGAATGAAGGAAGATCCAAGCATTACCGAAAAGGCTCGGGAGATGTTCGAGGGTGAGAATGCCGTGTTCGAAAAGGAATTTCGCCCGCTCCAGGAGACCAAGGATTACAAGATCGATGAAAAGAAGATCCAGGTCGACGGCAAGGATGTCGCTGGCCTGAGCATGGTCCGCAAGCAGATTGACACGACCTTTCAGAACAACCCGCACGTCTTCGTATACCGAAAGAGCGGAGTTGCTCACATGATCAAGTTCAAACAAAACGAACGAGGATCCCGGGTCGCTCGCTCATTGAAGAACTTGAGATACGAACCTCTCCCCTCGGTGCTTCAAGCACCCAACAAGATCGTCCGCTTCATGGCGAGTATGTTCACGTCGAAGAATCCGCTTTTCTGGGTGCCCAACATGGTTCGTGACCTGGGGACGATGGGTATCCATCTGACCGAGGACGACAAGGCCAACATGGTAAAGGATGCGTTTAATCCAAAGACGCTCGCCGGTTTAATGAAGGGTGTTTGGAAGGTCGAAAGAGACATGCAAAAGGGTAAGGCCACTCTGCTGGAGAATGCCCCGATGACCGAAGAGTATGCCAAGGAATTGCTGGCCAGCGGAGATTACGCAAGGATGTATCAGTTTGCAAAGCAGGCTGGGGGTAAGGTCGGATACTTCAGGCACAAACCCCTTACCGAGCTGATTGACGAGTTCCGAGAGAGCACGGAACAGGCCAAGAAAAAGAAGGGTGCGGTTAAGAAATCCTGGAAATCTCTTTGGGATTTTGTGGATGCCGGAAGCAGCGCATTCGAGAACGCGGTGCGTATGTCAGCATTTTGGTCGGCTATAAAGACCGGCCGTACGGTTCATCAAGCAGCGAATATATCGAGAAACATATCCGTTGACTTCAACCAAAAGGGTGAACTTTCCCAGATCCTGGGCTCCCAATTCGTGTTCTTCAGCGCGAGTGTGAATTCAGCCGATCGAATGATTCAGACTTTCAAGAAACGGGGGTTGAAAGGTAGTGCCAAATTCGTAGCCAAATTTGCCGGTGCCGCGTTCATCCTGGCAACGTTGAACCGCTTGCTGGACGATGAGGACGAGGAAAAGGCAACTTCCGATTTCGACACCCAAAGCAGCTATCGGAGAGATTCCAATGCGATCATAGTGTTACCTGATGACAAAGGGAGCATAAGTATTCCCATGCCTCTCGGATACAACGCAATATGGGCGATGGGCAACACCTTGGCCGATGCGTTTTGGGATTCCATGTCTGACGAGGATATCATAACTCCCGCGGAGTTCATCACTAGAAATGGTATGGCTGCGATGAATGCGTTCAATCCTATCGGGGGCGCTAACATATCGACCGTGCTCACCCCGTCCTGGGCAAAGCCCGTACAAGAGATTTTGACCAATGAAGACTTCCTGGGCCGAGAAATCACCAAGGAAGATTTAGCGTTTGAAGTGGCTAAACCAACACACCTGCGTACCAATGACAGAACTCAGCAACACTGGGTAGATCTGGACAGAAAGATGAACGAGTGGATGGGCGGCAATGACACGATCACAGGATCGATGTCCGGTCTGTTCGGGGGAGATGCCGCCAAGAGCAGAGATGGTAAGAAGACGCTTTCGGGAAGCGATATCGAACACTTCATTCTAGGATACACTGGTGGCCCCGGTCAGATATTCAACGCAATATTCGGGCAGGGCGTGTGGCCCTCCGCTTCCGAGGATTACGAAGAGTTCAACCCGAACAAGACGCCTTTTATAAACAAATTCTACCGAGCCAATTCTCACGAGTCATATGTGAGACAGCGGTACTATCATACTCGGATCATGGTCAAGACCGCGGAGGCTGAGATTAAAAAGGCCGGGAACAACAAGGCATTGGCCAATCAGATCAGAGCGGATCGAAAGGACCTTCTCCAACTCTCCGCATCGATAAAGTACGCCGACGGCTTGAGGAGTAAGATCCGGGCCCAGAAAAACAAGATCAAGAACGGAAACCTGACGTTCGAGCAGAAAATGCAACGCATTGCGAAGCTCGAAGACAAGGAGCATGATGCTTTGAGAACAGTAGTTAAAAAGGGTCAAAAGCTGGGGTTAATCTAAATGAAACAAACGAATTTACGCCTAACGCAAAAGCAGGAAGAGAAGCTCGTAAAGTACGCGCTCGAACGGGTTGAGCAGTTGAAGGAGGACAACAGGGAACGGATCGAGTCCGACAAGATCTCCTGGAAGATGTACCACAACGAGCGTGACGATCGTATCGATTACGACGGGATATTCGGACACTCCAATCTGTCCGTGCCCATGACCTCGCTCGTGGTCGACCACTTCATGGCCAGGGCCGAGGACGAGATCACCGGAACCAGCCCGTATTTCAAGTTCGAGGCTCAGGGAGCTTCCGACATAGACGCAGCCGAAGCGTTCGACAAGTATTTCAATTGGAAACTCGAGGACAGGGCCAATACCCGTGAGAGACTCGAGGAATCCTATCTGCACGTTTTCATACAGCGTGCCCTGGTTCTCAAAGCGGTCTACGAGGAGGACGTATCTACTTGGTACGACTACGAGAGAAACGGGCTGTTCAATTTGGAAACTCAGGAATTCGAAGAGATCCCGGGAGAGGGTCCGATCATCGAGGGCGAGGCCCAGTTCATACCCGAAATGAACCCTTTGACCGGAGCCACCGAGATGAGACTTTCGTCCGAGCCCTCATTCCAAATGATTCCGGGCGTTCACGAATTTCAACCGCTCCCGGAAGGAGTACCAACCCAACAGGTGAAGTACAAAGGTCCAAGGTCGGAGGTCGTGGATTCCGACAGATTCCTATGCCCGAGCGATGCCGAATCGATTGAATCCGCAGACTTTTTGGTCGAGCTCTACGACAAGGACATGCGCTGGGCCAGGAAGATGTTCCTCGATCGCGAATGGATAACCTTTGCCGATTTTTACAACATGTCGAACAAGGACGCCAACCCGAGGAGTCCGATCGAAAAGAACGAGGAGCGCACCGAGAACCTGGACTTCGATTCCGATGAGAACCCGAGCATCCAAATTCTGGAGTGCTGGATCAAGAGAGATGTTCTCGGGACCGGAGACCCTCAGGAATTTTGCATATTCATAGACCCCGAGACCGAGAAGCCCATCTTTTACGAATACGTCGCCAAGCTCACGCCCGATAACCGAGTTCCCTACACATCCGTTTCCATCGGCAAGGACAGGAACAAGTGGTGCGGACGTAGCCTGCCCGAGAGAATCAGAAGTTTTCAGGAGTATGTTGACAAACAGTTCAACTCTCAGAGCTATCGGAACGAGCTGGCCGCCAACCCGGTCGTGGGCGTCAATCCCCAGGCCGTCGAGGACGAGCCCGAGGACGTCGAGCTCCACGCCGGAAAGATATTCGAGCTCAAGGATCAGTACAGCATAGATGACTTCCTGCAATTTTCCGCCATCCCCAATGTGGACATCAAGACCCAGGAACTGATCGATTTCGTATTCGGTATCGTTCAGCTCTGGCTCGGAGTTTCCAACATGGCCCAGGGCGATTACCAAGCACTGGCTCCAGCCAATACGGCGACTGGTGTAGAGGCGACTCTTCGCGAGGCTTCCAAAATTGGTCGTCGTTGGATGCGCAGGATCGTTCGCGGTTTTGAGGAGCATCTGACCAAACTGGTTCAGGTTGCCATGGCCACCATGGACGAGGAGGAGGTTTTCGAATACATGGAGGGTGATGTCAAAGCCTTTGCCGTGATGACCCCGGAAGCGGTGGAAGATCTGGGGATAGATACCAAAGTAATTTTGTCGCAGGACCAAGGTCAAAGGGCGATAGAGAAAGCCAACCTCGCCTTGCAGACGCAGGACAGGTATTTCCAATCGCCTCCCGAGATGCGTCCGTTCATCCGACCCATGCTCAAGAGAATTCTTGATGCGATGGGCTTTGAGAAGACCGACGAGCTTCTACCACCCGAAGCACCACCCGACCCCAAGACGGAGGCGGAAATTGCCAAGATGCTCGGTGACAACGCGTCTCAAGGAGAAAGCCCTGCTACAACCGATGGCGTAGCCGCCGCTACCTCTGGTATGGGTAATAGTAACCCACAAGGACAAAACCAATATCAAGCATGACCGATTCAAACAGAGTAGTTAAGAAAAAGAGTAAAGGGCAGACACTTATCCGTGCGATGTACGGGAGCCCCTTAGCCGACCTATTTGACGGAGGCGATTTACCCACTGGACCCACTGGAGCCACTGGACCGCAAGGACCGCAAGGACCCGCAGGAGCCCCTGGAGCAGACGGAGCTAATGGAGCAGACGGAGCTAATGGAGCAGACGGAGCCCCTGGAGCAGACGGAGCTAATGGAGCAGACGGAGCCACTGGAGCCACTGGACCTCAAGGACCCGCAGGAGCCCCTGGAGCAGCAGGAGCAGACGGTGTGGACGGAACCACCCCTACATTCACATACAATGCGGCCACTAAAGTGTTGACCATTGTGCAGTAAGCAATGCCCACCCAAAATATAGATTTGGGTAACACCGATGATGTGCAGTTCGACTCTCAACAGGTCGACAAGATGTACTTGGATGGAACCCTCATATGGGAAAGAATCTTAAATAATTTCTCTTTGTCACCCGGTAATTGCGGGCCGGTGATAAGTGCAGCTACCGGCGCGTCCAAAAATATTTCAGACATTATGAAAGATTTGGGTATTGCTGATTACTATCCCCCGCACCCGAGCGCCGCGCATATGAGGATGAACGGCTACAACAATCCTGGGCATCCATTTTTTAGCTGGACTACTGGGGTGTGTATTCAAGCTGGGAATTGTACATGGCAGTTAGGTGCAACTATTCTAAGGTCTAATTTAGACGGTTGTGTTGGAGATACAGGCACGGGAGGAAATTACGAACAATTCAGACTACAGCTTGTTGCGCACATTAACGCAGAATACATAAGGCCTGACGGAACAACCCCTTCATATCTCAACTGGTAATATACAGCACCATGACCGACATAGTCGTTTTTGACCAACTCGCCGACATTAAGAAACTTACGGTAGATGAAGCTTTTATCCATCTTGAAAAACGTTTTCAGAAAGAGAGAGCGAGATACCTCTCCAAGCTCCTCGACCCCGCCACGTCCCCGGAGGACACTTTGCAGATCAAGGCGGTCATTAACGCACTTGAGAGCTTATCGCCGATGGCTCTCGCAGAAAAGACGCTTAAGATCGAGGTAAAGAACCGGAAAGTTGAACATCCCGAGCTCTTCAAGGTAAAACGAAACGCAACCGGTTGAGGATTTAGCCTCTAAAAGACATTCTTAATCCATGGCTACTGTAAACTTATCATGGACCCCCCCGTCTTCCGTAGGGGACGTCGACACTATCGAAATCTACCGGTTTGAAAACCAGCAATCCGCTGACACGGCGGCTCTCATAACCTTAATAGGGAGCGCTACCGCAATTGCAACAGTAGGTAAAAATGACTCTCCTGCGTATTCAGACACTTCTGCACCCGTGGGAGCTTTGACTTACTGCGCGGTTTCCAAAAACACCGCCGGCTTCAAGCTGGAGTCCAGCGGTCACGCAGATGTAATAACTACGTAAGATGTCTACCTTTGGGAACGACGCTCTAACCGAGGAGCACATAAACTTTGAAGATCGGCCAAGACCCCTTGGTCGAGGGTCGAGTGGCGTACCCGGAGGTCCAGGGCCGCAAGGACCCGTAGGACCGCAAGGACCAGTAGGACCGCAAGGGCCAGTAGGTGCGGATGGTGCGGATGGCCCAGCAGGTGCAGACGGAGCAACAGGCCCGGCAGGAGCAGACGGCTCGGCCGGCGCCCAAGGCCCGGCCGGTGTTGCCGGTGCTCAAGGCCAGCAAGGGATCCAAGGAATTCAAGGCCCGAAGGGCGATCCCGGACCCCCTTCACCGGCAGGACTTACCTGGCAGGGTGCGTGGGACACTACCGCCGCTTACGGCTTAAACGACACCGTTGGGTATAACGGAGCCTCATATTTCTGCATTCAAGCCCACACAGGAGCGGCACCTACCGGAAACACAAACGATCCGAACTGGGCACTAATTGCCGCCCAAGGCGCCCCTGGTGCTGACGGTCAGGATGGTGTTCAAGGTATCGACGGCGCTGACGGAGCGCAAGGTCCAGTAGGACCGGCAGGCCCTCAAGGACCAGCTGGCGCAGACGGCGGACAGATGGAAGTCGTGAATTCACAAACAAAGGCGGATGGAACTTCCGTAGGAGAATTTAAATACGAAGAGGATACCGAACGCTTTATCATATGGAACGGTACGAAATGGTTGTCTCTAGAAGCCGTAGATAGACCAGTAGCTCCTATCGATGTAACCATAGACTCCGTACAATACGCAGACTTCATATTCAGCCCCACGGATGCCGCATTCACCATAACGGATGAGTTCTTAACTACGCCAGCCGACGTATCCGTTTCAATAACTTACTAACATAACCTATACGAACCATGCCTACAGCAAACATAACTTGGACAAACAGATCCACAAATGATAACCCCACGGGGACTAAAATCGAACGAACCGAAGGCTTCCCGTTCGGCCACGCAAATGCACCCACACCTGTTGAGGTTGCGAACGGAAATACTGGAGGGCTTGATCCCGAACTTTCGGGAGTCGGAGCTGGAAGCTACGCCGACACCACTATATCGGGAGACACCTCCTATGCATATCGGGTATCCACTTTAAAGGGGGCTGAGGTCGCTACTTCGATCGCCACACCCTTGGAGTATATATACGACAGCGTGAACGATTTGGGATACCCAGGCGGTTCGCCCGAGACAACATCCCAGTACACGATCAGTACGACTCCGTTCTTACATCTGGATATGAACAGATCCAGTACGGGATATGTGGATGATGATGCGATGACGGAAGGTTTTGCTGGCCAGATAAGGCACGGAGATTTCATCTTTACCACCTCTTCATACTCAGGCGCCCCAACCTTCTCTACTTATGATCTTGGGAACGGTATTGTTCGAAACTTCGCGCGGCAGGCGATGCATAGCAGCAAACACTGGACAGTTGAGCCATCCGCTAGTCTCGATAAAAAAATGTGCCCTGACGGCATGACCGCGTTTTTTGTATTAGACATAAATAGTATGGGCTATCTTCCCGTTTCCGATACAATAGCTGGGAACATTGCATACCCCGATGGGATACACTATGCCGCTGACGACATCGTTTACAATACCTTTAAATGTATGGGCACAAGTACGCCATGGACACCCTCACACCCAGGACCCCCAGTTGGAGCCAACACCCTAGGCACAGCTAATTTGAACCAACTCCACGTCCTTGGATACCGCGTAAATAATGACGCTGCCGCTTTTGCAACTGGTAATATCCAAGGTCAACTGTTTGACGGTGGTGATCTGGTGGGTACCTCGGCTAACAGGCACTCCGTATCATACCACAATAACCCTGCGAGCCCCGATTATACCAATAATTTGGGAGCTGGGGCTTTTAACCGAGGCTATGGCATGCAATTTCTCAGCTCTGGTCACGTTGAGCGGGTTGCTGGAGAAGTCATATACTTCGATAGCGCGCTCAGTTTGTCCGAGATGAACGTTGTAAACGCATACCTTTGCAATAAGTACAACATCGCACCAACCACAATCGCAGCTAACGACCTAGTCAACTAACATGAGAGCTATAATTTGCAAATCCGAAGAAGAATTCGAGCAGTACGAAGCATTGGCTTGCGAAACGCTCAATCTACCAAGCGCCCACCACGAAAACTACGCTACCATCGAAGAGAGCGGGCTCGTATTCCCCGTACTTCCCGAGATCGAGCACCTATTCTCTGGTAAAAAGGTTGTCGAGTACACTCCCGACGAAGACGATGGGTGACATCAAGGTATTTACCGATGCCGGGATTAATGACAATCCGAGCACGGTAACCAGCTATAACGGGCAAGTAACCCGGATATCCGAGTTTATTGAAAATCTTCAAGACCTCACGACTGCGGTCGAGGATAATACGAATGTTGTTCAAAACATAACTGCGGGTGCGAACCCCGACTTGGACTCTTTCCAGGAAGTCGCTGAAAACATGAATGTTCAGGACTTCATCGACGCTCTTAATGAGTAAATGATCTTGAGGGTACAGGCGTCGTTATCCAAACCGCCTTCCTCAATCACCCTCTTTCGCGACACAACGCTATTCGCAAATGTTTTTTGCGGTCTCGATGTCTTGCTCGAGTGCAATCCGGGCACTCGCTCTTTTTACTGGAAGTGGTTAAAGCACCACGGTGCGCACGATTTTATAGAAGACCTCATTCGCGTCGGCGAAGAGTCCGGATACTATATGGGGTCGAAAAATGCGAACATTCGAGTCAGCTGCCTGGACTACGAGAATTTCTCGTTTGTCAGGGAGTGTCTCTACTCGCTGAAGTCATAAACGAACTCGTCGTAGTACCGGCCAGTAAATTCGTGGCGTCCGCAATGGGCGATATAGTCTTTGGTATACGCGTAGATCTTGAATCCGCAATTCCTTGCCAGCCTGCAAAAACTAAAATCCTCTCCCGCGTACTGCCCGGTCTTCGCGTTGAATTTAAAATCGAAGAAGTTGTACAGGTTCATGTACTCCATCATGCCCTCGGCGGTGAAGATGTTTTTCTTGATCCGAAGATGGGGCTTCTTCTCGATGATCTGTTCGAACACATGTCTCCTGATCATCATGAATCCGGCCGTACCATGTTCGCATTCTATCCACGCATCATCAATGAGTTTGGCTTTCTTCTTCTTCCGGATCGTGTATTTGTTACCTAGGATTTTGCCAAACGCGTCCGGGTTATTCTTTATAGCCTTCTTACTCTTCTCCCAAAAATGCTGCTTCACGGGGTAGGGCGCGAATGTTATGTCGTACGGACTGTTGAGCATGGCGAATGCGGTTTCCGGATCAAACCTGATGTCCGAGTCTATGAAGAGTAAGTTATCAAACCTACGATCGTTTAAAAAGTTCGAGACGCAAACATTCCGCCCCTGGCTGACAATGCTGGACATGACTACGGCGTTCCCGTTCAAGATCCCACGCTCATGGCATTCAGTCGCGAGCTGCAATGTGCTCAGATGGTATTGGTGGTCGAGATCGCCATGACAAGGCGTCGCCACAAATAGACTGTTTAAGTTGTTTCCGTCTGTATTTTTACCCATGTTCCACTTCCTGTATGTATGTATATTTGATCGGTATCCGTTGCCAGGGCCATTGTGCCCTGCGGATCCGAAGATCTTGAAAGTATGTTTGTTTCGGTATCCACTATTTTGACGACTCCCTTATTGGCTGCGACGTGGTTTTTTACCAAAGTTCCGATCGTGCTGAAAATATTCATGAAAAAGATACCCCTAGACTGTCCTCCACGTCTTTAACTCTGTAACGAATGACGCGACTGTTTATTTCTTTGCGCTTCCAACCGTACAATTTTGCCCATCTACGAATGGTGCCGGCCGAAACGTCCATCTTTTCCCGAATGATTCGAGGTGAAACGTACTCCGATTTTTTACCGCACATAAGTACTAAGTTACGGTTAATCGGGAGAAGCGCTATCGGATGTATAGCGGGCGCAATCGGTTGAGAGTCCTGTGGATTGAGGTACTCTAGTATTCTCAGAGGGCGGAACCCTCCCATCTAATCAACAACCAACCCACTATACTACTATGTCTAATATCTTCTCAAGTTTAGGTACAGCCGTAAAGACCAAGATTGACTCCGCAGTCAGCTCGATCAATAGCGATATTTCTTCGCTTCAAACAGATCTTGCTAGCGAAATCACTCGCGCTCAAGCCGCTGAAGCCGCTAACGCAGCCGCTATCTCCAGCAACGATACGGATATCGCTACTCTGCAAACCAACGTTTCAAGCAACGATTCCGACATCTCAACGCTTCAGACTAACGTCGCCAGCAACGATACGGATATCGCTACTCTGCAAACCAACGTTGCTAGTAACGATTCCGATATCTCCACCCTTCAAACCAACGTTGCCAGCAACGACTCGGACATCTCAACTCTGCAAACTAACGTTTCCAGCAACGCTTCGGACATCGCTTCTGAGACCACTCGCGCTACCGCCGCTGAAGCTCAAAACGCTGCCGACATCGCTACTGAAGCTGCTCGTGCTGCCGCTGCTGAAGCTGCCAACGCTGCCGCTATATCCAGCAATGACAGCGACATCAGCGGTCTTCAGACTCAAGCAGGCTCGCTCGCTGCTGACGGTAACTCCGCTTCTTTCAGCGGTGACGTTTCTGCTGCTAACGCAGTCTTCTCCGGTAACTTGACCGTTCAAGGAACGACCACGACTGTTGACACGACCAACCTTGAAATCAAGGACAGCCTCATGAACGTCTCGAAGGGCGCTTCCGGAAGTGCTAACGCTTCTAACGACGGTGGTTTCATCGTTGAGCGTGGCTCAAGCGAGAGCAATGCCGGTTTCGTATGGGACGAAGGAGCTGACTCCTTCCGTGCCGTTTTGACCAGTGCTACTGCTGCTACTTCGGACATCGACGGTGCTGACAGCGCCATGTCTTACGCTCCAATGCAAGTTGGATCGCTTAAGATCGGTACTGACAGCCTCGGTTCCGTAACCGACTTCAGCAACGCTCTTAATGCCTAATTCAGGCTGAGACCCTAGTTTTAAGGGGCTAGGGATTCGTCCCTAGCCCCTTTTCTTTATGAAATATATTGCTCTACTTCTCACGCTTATCGCCCTGTCGGGGTGCTCCATGAAATCATTCTACCCCATAATGGGCGGAACGGTCGGAGCGGCTGGAGGAGCTATGGTAGGAGGTCCTGGAGGAGCTGCCCTTGGGGGTTTTTCCGGAGTGGCCGCCGGGGAGCTGGCAAAAAAAGACGGCGAGTTGGCGGAAGCGGTAGAAACCGTGGAAGCCCTTTCAAAGGGTGATGTCGAAAAACTTCTCGAGATCCACGCGAGCGAGCAGAAGAGCTTGTTCGATCAATGGGTCGAGGGAATTTACGACGTCCTCAAGATCAGCGCATTCGGCATGGCCTTGTATTTCGTATTTCAATTCTGGTATGGGCGTAAATTCGCGGAAAAACTCAATAAACAAAACAAACAATGAACGACGGCACTAACGCTTTTCTCGGACTCGCAGGGTCGGGAGGGACTTTCGTTTTAACTGACATCAACCCCTATCTCGCTTTCTGTTGTGGAGTACTCACGCTAGTCCACCTCACTCTCTCCCTCCGCAAAATGTGGAAAGAGCGCGGTAAATGATCACTGACGTATACTACGTTAATTTAGACTATCGCCCGGACAGAAAAGAGAATATGGAGCTCACGCTCCCGATTCTCGGGTTTCCGGTCACTCGATTCGATGCCATCCGGCCTACGAGGGAGGATATCCTGGTAGGTAAATATAAGGATTACTACGCCCGAAGCATCGGCAGAATCCGCAACTACTTGCACGATCCGGAGACTTACGGTAGAGCCTTCGGCATATTCGGGGTCTACCTGTCTCAGCTCGAAATTCACAAGTCCCGCATCGGTAAAAAGGGGGACTACGTAATCATCGAGGACGACGCTGTTGTAACCCCGGAGACCAAGGCTCGCATAGACTACATCTATGCCAACGCATCTCTACCCCCGGACTGGGACATGCTCAGGAACATCTGGGCGGACGAATCCGATAAATCTATGGATTTGCACAAGTTTATCCACTGCCATGAGGAGTCCAAGTTCGCAGACAAATTCAGTCACAAGCGATACGGCGGGGCGCACTTTAGTGTATGTCGCGGAGCCTCGGCGCAAAAAATCGTTGATTATCTAGACTCCGACTATTTCTACGCAATCGATTCCGCGTACTCGACCAACAGACTTCATGTATACCACGCGAATCTCGGAGTGACCATAGGAGATTACGGAACGGACATACCTAAAGACGAGCACGCCCCTCCACCCAATCCAGACGGCCCGATCTGCTACCTGCCGTGATTAACGAGGAGTACCTTTTCATATACATCCACCCCCCGAAGACGGGTGGTACCAGCTTGGAGAAGCTGTTTATAGACGATGCGGACAAGACCGATGTTCCGCATAAGCATAAATACGCGAAATTCTATAACACGCCTCAATACGAAAACTACTACAAGTTCGGCACTGTCCGGAATCCCTGGGACCGAATGGTTAGCTACTATCATTGGAGGCTCAAAAAAGGTTTACCCATGTTTAGCGTAAACAGTTTCGAAGAGTGGGTTGAGTTCATCGTCAACCCAGCTGCTCACAAAGAATACTTTGAGACCCTGTATCATTTTGCTACAGCGATTGATCAGCAAGCCAACATGCTCGAAGGCGTGCATAACATCATAAAGATGGAAAACTTTCAGGAGGATTTCGATCGAATCTGTGACGATGTCGGAATGCCTCGAAAAACACTCCCTCACGTAAATACATCCGCTCGCGACGCTTACCAGACCTACTATACTCCTTATACAAGAGGACTTATAGCTAAGCATTATGAAAAAGACGTCAAAAGATACGGATACGAGTTCCAAGCCTGAGAAAAAGAAGCTCTGCGGAAAGGAGTGTATATCACCAACCGTCTGCAAGGATATATTTCAGGGGCAATGTGCCCTTGAGGTAATGTCTCAAAAATCGAAAGACAGCTCCAAACCAGGTACAACCGACTCCGCTCCACAAGGTAAATACTGAATATACAACCGGTTACTTTTTTGTAAGACGGCGTATATCTTCGCATTATGGAACAAGAAACTGCGGAGGTTGAATCCCCGCAAACTACCGAAGAGACAAGTATTGAGGATGTGTCAACTGACGACCTTCGAAATGCTTTGGGAATAACCGAGCAGGCTCCCCAAGAGGGTGTCGTGCCTGAACCAGAGGGAATCGCCGAAGAACCCCAGCCGGAGACCGAAGGCCAAGAGCCGGAAGTCGAAAGCCAGGAGTCGGAGGAGGAGAAACTCGCCAAGCGTAGGATCCGTCCACGCAACGAATTGGATCAGCAAGTCATCGATCTTTACAGGTCGGAGGGCTTTAGCGGATCTTTTGCCGATGCGTCGAGGGTTATCTACGGTCAGGATGTTCAACAATCCCAGCCTCAAATTTCAACGCCACAGGAGCAAGTCGAGGCTTCGCCGCCCGATCCCGTCCAAGGCATTGATACGCAAGCTGATAACTTAAGAGCCGAAATTCTTGAGCTTGAAGGTAAAGTAGATACCGCAGCAGAAGACCTGGAAACGACCGAAGCGCTGAAATTCCAGCGTGAGATCATGAGAAAGGAACTCGAGCTGCAAAGTCTGACTAGCCGTAAAGAGAACATAATCTCGGCAAACGAGCAGCAAGCTTATCAAACTCATCGCGAGAAGGCGATGGGCAGTAGAGACAGGGTGTACGAGATGTATCCCGCACTGCAAGACACCGACTCGGTGATTCGCAAGCAGTTCGATGATTACGTTTCAAACGCTCAGTCCGATCCCGACTACGCCGCAGTTTTCGATTCACCGAAATGGCCGGAACTCATAGCCAACGAATTCGCATCCAGAGTAGCTATTCCGCAAGGGGTGACCCAAGAGGTTCCTCAGCAACAAGCTCCTCAGATGGGGACTCAGGCAAAGGTTTTGACCACGGGAACTACGGCACAACCTGTAAGCGCTCCCGCTACAGCAGAAGGGTTGCTTCAACAAGTTCCCAACATGAGTAAAGACGATATTTACAAACTGTTAGGAGCTCCAGGAGGAGCCACTCCGCTGAGGTAGTGAGGAGTAAAATCCAAAATCTATATAACTACTAATTACAATGGCTGAAAAAAACCTACCAGCAAACTCAGTTGCCGCCGGTCTCGGGTATAACGACCCATCCGATGCCAACCTTAACGTTGACCTGCTTCAAAATACAACCTCGTACGCCGACCTTCTTAAGGGTGACGCCAATTCCGATTTGCGCTCACGCCTCTGGTCCGAGCTCGTTTCTCGGGATGCCCGGGAAAAAAACGTGTTCGCAAAGTTCATCGGGGGAGAAGGAAGCGGAAAACCAATCACCGAAAAGCGCGATCTCAGCGCCGGAGGCTCCGATAAGGTAACCTTCACCACAGTCGCTCCCATCCGTGGGCAAGGCGTACGTGGGGAAGAGGTTCTGAAGAACAGCA